AGATCAAGATGATCAAGTGCACGAAGATCTTCTGTAGTAACAGTACCACGAGGAGCCTTCATTGCAAAAGTAAATACGGCAGTAGAAGTTGGGTTTATCACATCATCCTCGCACGGGACTCCTTGATCCTTCATCAAGTTATATAAAGGATCTTTCTTGTCCAACCGTATTCTGCGGAAATAATAATCCGCATAGCGTGGATGTAAACCCGAAGCTGAATCCACCAAGCAAGAAGTAGTGCCTTCTGGCTTGACGCAAGTGATTGACTTGCTAGGATTAATACCCAACTTCTCTGCCCATTTGAGATTTGTAGCCGTTGCATGGTCACGAAGATTCTCAAGAAGTCGAACTAGTTTTGGCTTACCTTCAAGACCACTGGTAAGTTTATTATCAAAAATTCCTGTCATGGAAACACCAAGCAATCTTTCCTCTTCACAGTTCTTCTTCCACTCAGGACGAAGATAAGGAAATTTCACAAAAGTAGACTGCACAGTCCCAATAATAGTGGCAATTTCAATCTTCTTCTTTAGGCTTGCTGCGGTGTCGTCTATACGAACTACAACAGTTGAAAGATTACAAAATTCAAAGGGTCTTAGAATAATTTCTGCACATGGATTGGTACCATATTCACAGTTTTCCTCTCGTCCCCACTTCGCTGCTTGCTCCTGTAGAGCCCTACGATTGATCATGCCGCGTTCTCCGCTGTGAGAGTTGTACAGAGAGGTCCACTCCTCAAGAAACTGTCCCATGGGAGGTCTACCACGATAAACTGCTGAATTATTGGCGTAAGACCTGAATCCGGCTTGTTCCCACCATGCACCACTCTTGCACATAGCAATTTCACGGTCTCCCAGATCACTGAGCGAAATCATAGCGGATCTACGGACTCCACCCACGATTACGGCATTGGCAATGGCACAGCAGGTGTCATGGCATTCAAGAGCCGAAAGTTTACGTCCTTGAGCATTATAGAAGACCTTGACCAAAAATTTGAATAAATTGTCTAGTGGAGCAGGACCAGAAGCACGACCACCAAAAGTCTTAAGTCGTGTACCGGATGCTCTAACCTTTGACAAGTCCCATTTAGGGTGCTTACCAGCATAGAGGTCATTGAATAAGGTTTTGAGAGCATTCCCCCAACCTTCCTTTGAATCTTCAACAACAATTACCTTATCAAAATTCTTTACAATCTTGTTGGCAACAGTTGGAAGTTTATCGGTGTATTGACGCTCTACAGAATATCCAGTACCAGTACCATTCATAAGAATGACAAAGAGTTCTGCAAAAGATTCAACAGAATCAATTGGAAGATACGAGCAATTATACAAACACGTATTATCGTGATCAAGAGCAAGACCTGCAGTCATTAAACTTCTCATCGAAGGAAGAACTTCAAGATTTAAAATTGCTTCTTTGACATCAGGTCTCTCAGTAAGAGACGGAACCTTATCGGTGAAATAATTCCACCAACGGTCTACGCATTCATCCCAACTCTCACGGCGATTCTGTGAAGGAAGCCAACGAGAATAACGAGAAATAAAGATAAAAGATTGAAACGGTGTTAAAGCATCTGCCATGTAATGAACTCCTAGTGGGTGTCTTATTTAGTTGTTAGAGTGTGCCACGAAACTGGGAAAAGGGGAGCAATTAATTTGTCAATTGCTTTAGCGAATTCTTGCACTTCCCATTGTGCATGCGCATCGATACGAAGGTTATAAACTCTTGCAAATGCATATAGAGAACCAGTCCATACAAATTCTGTGTATGTACCTTGTGGTAAAATAGAGCGTGCCTGTTCAGGTGCAACACCATCTACTAATAGACGATTGTATAGATCCAAACATTCTTTTGCAACACCTTTATATTCATCTCGTAACTTAATACAGGTATCAAGATCTTCAATTGCACCACTGCTACCTTGCTTGGCTCCATTCGTTGGGGCGTTTCTCCAAAGAGGTACATAGATCTCTGGCTCAAAGGTAACATAGCGGCGACTCACTTCATTCATGACAAGACCAACTTGATGCTTGCCAAGTTGTGCACGAACAAAGATAGGACACTTGATACGAACACTAATCTGCGGATGACAGAATGGTGTGAAGTGATTATGCTTTGCAAGATATGTAATTAACTTTACATCTTTATCAGGTAGAGAACGAATTGGAACATGACTATCAGCATAATCCCAAGAACTTTCTTTATTGAAAGAAACACGGGCAGCATCTACTACAGATAAATCGCTACCCATGTAATCAATAAGTTGTATGTGTCCATGGTCGAGTACGGTAAGTTTAGTCTGCTCCGGCAACATTGGTATGGTCTGTGTCATCTTCTTCATCCTCATCTGCATCTACAAGTTCAACTCTTACGCCATCAATCTTAGTAAAGTCTGCTGCATATTCTCGTGCACGACCCCATAGTTCGGGATCCATTTCTTTTACATACTCACCGAATCGTTGTACAAAGGTGATATACGCTTCACTAGCCTTTAAAATATCTTCTTCAGATAATTTGTCGTTCTCATCTTCCATTTAAACCTTCTTCCAGTAAGTATACTTTACTTTTGCTTTAAGTCCAGAATAAACATTGTTGATTATTAGTTTCATGGTCATAGATTCACCGAATGCCATCACCATGTCGTTAATATCTTTTTTATCAATTTCATTAGGCCAAATTACTACATTTCGTCCAGCCTCAATGTACTTTCCAATCAAGTGAACAATTTCTACATTTCTTGGTTCATTATCAAATATAAACACAACCTTTGATTTGGAGATCTTCTTAGGAAGATCTTCTAACCAACCTGCACCCTGCATTGAGATTCCATTTGGAATAAACATGGAATCAATCGGACCTTCAGTCACATACACAGTATCTCTTGCGTCTACTTTATCTATGTTGTACCATAGACGCTCTTCGCCTTCACGCTTTAATGTGATATACCTTATCGCTTTATCTTGCGCTTTTTCTTCGATAATCCTGCCCTGTACGCCAATAAGGCTCCCACTCTCGTCATAGAACGGTATGACGAGCCGACCTTCCTTAGATCCTTCTCTATCGAAAGAAGACATGATTCTACTGAAATCACTGCAGTAATAAAAATTGCAATACTTTTCTTTTGGAATTTCTCTAGATTGAACATATTTTACCGCCGGATGATCTGCATTGAGTAAATCAAGCCTTGTTCCGAGATCACTGAACACTGGCTGTTTCTTTTCTGTCTTCGTTGTAACCAACGGTTCTGGATTTTTGTCTTTGAAGTTTTCAAATGCATATTCTTTGCAGAGAGATGGGCTAACACTTTCAAGTACAGAATATAAACTACAGGCAATACCGCAGTTGTGACATTTATAAACATAATTTCCTTTGTTTTCAAAAAAGAATCCTCTCGTCTTCGTCTTGTTCTTTAGTGAGTCTCCACACTTAAAACAACGACACGTAGCAAGGTTCTCTTTCTTCCACTTGAACTTCTCAAGTGAGCCAGACAACATATTCACATATTTCTTATCAATATATATACTCATTTTGGTGCGTCTTCAAAAACCCAGTTTACGGCTTTGTTCTTTTTTATTCCAAAATCATCTGAAAATACTAATGGACCAGAACCCGATCCATAACTTTCTTCATTTGTATTGTTGGCATTGACGAGACTGTTATTTGAATTTTCTACATCGTAGAACTTCATCTTGGATTTGTTTACACCAATAAGAAATTTACGGTTCTTAGTTGTATCATTACCACGGTTCTTTAACTGCTTGACCATGAGTTGACCATTCTGTGCTAACTCTTCTGTCTCAATGAGTGCAATGAAGAAGTCTGTAGTTTGTGGTAGACCAAAACTTTCAGATGTATCCGTCATCTCCATATCACTGCTCTTTGCACCTTCACGATTTACCTGAGTAGCAGACCATAGTGGTACATTGAACTGCTTGGCAAGACCACGAAGTTCTTCTGCAATACCCTTGACATAGGTGTAACTATTCATACCATTGCCCATCTTGAATCTTGCACATGAGCAGATGTTTAGATAGTCAACAATAATAATGTCAGGCTTGAACTTCTTCTTGATCTTCAGTTCTTCCATTAGATTACGGAAGTGAGTTACATTTGCTGCAGCAGTAGGATATTCTTTAATAATAAGTTTACCACGGCAAGTCTTCTTAAGATTGTTTACCTTGTTCTCATACATAGCAAGAGGCATCTTCTCTAGAACATGAATGTCTGTATCTAAAAGATTGGCATCAATACGTTTAGCAATTTCTTCTTCAGACATTTCAAGTGTGATATACAACACATTCAAATTTTGTGTAAGACACGCAGCAGCATGATGGCATAGGAATGCACTCTTACCAACACCGGATGCTGCCATCACTACGTTGAGAGTCTTTTTACGAACTCCACCACCTGTGATTAGATTAAACATCTCAAGATCAAATGGTACCCGCTCTTCTACACGATGATAGTACTCATAGCGTTCATCGACATCCTCAAAGAAGTCGTGTCCTACACGAGTATCAAAGGATACAGATAGAGCCTTAGACATGATCTCAGGAATTGCATTCTGAGTCTGCTCCTTATCCTTACCTTCAATGATACCGATGGATGCCATGATACCATTGTAAATGGCTTTCTCTTTGCAGAACTTTTCAGTATGTTCTACAAGCCACTCGGTATCAGACTTCTCACCTTCCTTGTACATCTCATCAGAGATGGCAACACACTTCTTGAATTCACTGTCTCCAAGAGTCTTGTCATCTCCGAGTGAAATGAGTACAGCATCCTTAGTAGGAATGTTATTGTACTTAAGAAGAAACTTACTTACAATATTAAAGACTGTTCGTTCAGCCTTATCTTGAAAGTATTCTTCTTGAAGGAACGGGACAACCTTGCGAGCAAAGTCCTCATTGAGAACTAAGTTCTTTAGAATAACTGTTTCCATGGTTTTATTATATCACTGGGTTAGGCGTTGTCAAGATGATCTTCATGAACATCTGCTTCAAGATCTTTATCTTCATCACTTTCAACTTGTGACTCTATGATCTTTACAAATATTTCACCAGCAGTTTGTGTGAAATCTTTATCGGCTTGATCAAACCCTTCAGGGAATTTAATCATTTCAATTTCCATGGTAACGTTTAATCCATCATTACCATCTTCTTTAAAATCAATTTTACCATAGCGGTAAATAATACCAGAAAATTTACCTGATGTAATTTCAATAGGACAAGTTTGTGTACTGTCTACTGATGCTTCGGGAATAAATTTATATTCAACTGCCTTGCCCATACTTGAATCCTTTTTGAATTTCCACATCCAACTTGTCAAGAATATCTTTTGTAAAATACTTTTCAGGATCTTCATCTATATTTTTCTCAAATGCTTTTGTACCATCTGGGAGTTCTACTCGTGTTGAAACCTTCTTGAATATATTATACTCAATTGCAAGGTCTGTCAACCCATAATATCTACTTAATCCAGAAGTATAATTAAGCCGTGTCTGAACATGCATGTTTTCCTTAACAAAACGATTCTTGTAATTGGTGCACTTAATAAAGTTACCAACAATACCTTCATCGGTCTTATCCTTACTCTTAGATAACATGATGATGTTACTAGCAGCATACTTGATACCTGTACCACCACCAAGATCCTTAGTAGGAACATATGAACCAATAACTTGATAGGTATGGTTTGTAAGAAGAAGTGGTATCTTTGCCTTACCAAGTTTCAATGTAAGAACACGGAATGTAGCCTTAGTAAGTTGTGCCTTGGTCATATCACGCACATCCTTACCATCTGCTGAATCGGTCATTTCTTTGTTTGTCGATAACATTCCCAAAGAATCAAGAACCATAAAGATTGGTTTGCGGTCTTCTTCAGGTGTTTCAAGTACATCATTGACGATCTTGAGAGCCTGGTTCTTGAACTCTTCGATTGTTGCAACAGGAACAACTGCAATTCTTTTGGAATCGATTCCCCGTTGTGCAAACATGTCTGAAGTGATTGCTTGCTCCGTGTCAAAGTAGATGACAACACCGTCTTTGTGGTCTTTGAGAAATTGCGTAGCGATTCCAATTGCATAGAAAGTCTTTCCAGTAGCAGGGTCTCCTGCAAGACAAGAGATCTTGTTCGCAGGTAGTCCACCATATATAGATCCTGAAAGCAAAGCATTCAGAACATAAGAACCAGTATCAATGAAGCCTGTAACATCTGCCCCATCAATACCATCGGCTACAATAGCTGCATCGGGATTGTTTAATTTACTTAGTAGATTTGTTAGGTACTTTGACATTTTCTTCTTTCTTCTTTTGTGCTAGCTTATGATTTTCGTTTTCCCAATACTGACACGCTTCAATAGAATCGTTGAGTCTATGATAATGTTCTTTGAGTAAAGTTTCAATTGCATGAATTCTATTATATAGATCAGTATTACTCTCTATACTGAAATCAGGTCTATTCTTTAATATGTGACCTCTGTATTCACAGTGAGAACGATACTCATATAGTAACATAGTAAATGGCATCTCTTCAATAGATTCATAAAATTCCTGATATGGAACTTTTAAAATATTATAGTCATATTGCCACGGAACAAGTTTAGTAATAGTAACTTTAGATTTTTTTGTCACTTTGTTTCTTACCTTTCTTATAATTTTTAGTTGTAATGATAATACGCGCATAGTTTTCTTCAACTATGGTGTCATCAATAGTAATTGATTCTACAATTACGTCATCTACGTCATTGACAATATCAAGTAGTCTAGTACCAACCATAATACATGGACCACCTTCAAAATCAAATAAACCGTCACCGCCCCTAGAAAATAAGGTGTGACCTTCGAGACTATAGTTTCCGTCTTTACGTTTTGTGAGGATTCGTTCATCCCCATATCTAGATTTAAAGGTCTTTACCATTTCTTAATATTCTTTCAGATTAGTATTATATATCAGGAGAAGAACGAGTCAAGTGTTACCTTGTCACTTATCGACCATTTAATTGCTTGCAAAATATTGTCAAGAGGTTCATTAAAAGTTTTTTCAAATTGTTTCTTACGATCCACGAATTTATCTAGTTGAAACTGTGCTGGGGCTTTATTGATAAATCCAAGAACTGCATCACGACCACCCATACCATATGGGTTTGGAACTTTTACAAACACAAATCGAATCTTATCATTTTCTTTGATAGGTGCAACTTCTTTATCAAGTTTCAACTTCTTCAAATATGCATTGTGTAACAATGCTGCCTTAGTAGCAATAGGTGTTCCACTCTTGTATATATCAGAGACATCTGTGTACTTAGAGATACCCTTAACACCCCGAGGAGATGCGATAACATCTATAGGTAGTTCCATAAATTCATCATAAAATGCATTCACATACTTACGCAACTCCTCGGGGGTCTTGGTCATAATGATCATGATGCAGTCTTTGAGTTTACTACGAACAATACCTGGAGTACTGCTTCGTGCTGTCTCAAGACCCATGATCTTTAACTTTGGTTCACTAAAGCGAACACCTTCAAGATCTGTCATCAACAATGCATATCGCTTCTTGGCAATAAACATTCCACTTGATGCAATTGCTTCACGCTTGAATGAAATCTTGTTGGTAAGACAATTGAGTTTGGTGGTCAACTCTTTCATTGTTGCAGTCAATTCTTTTTGAATATTCTTTTCACAGATATTATCGATAAAGGTTGTGATGTCACCGATATCACTCTTGCTAGAAACTTTAGTAATAATATCTTCAAGATTCAAATACACGGAATCTGTATCAACAGCAATGACATAATCCTTTGAGTCTTCATTCTTCATGACCTTATTGATATAGGCATTCATCTGATCTTCAGCAGATCGAATGATAACCTGACCAGTAACGGTAACTGCAGTTGCAAGTTCTGGAGAAGAGTATGTGAATGCAGGATTACCAAGACAGCCGTACAGACTGTTTGCTAGAATCTTCTTTACTGACTGACGAATCTTAAGAGCCGCAATAAATGGAATAAGTTTCTTGTCCTTGGAGACTTCGTATTCCTTCTCCAACTTGATCATCTTCTTCTTGGCTTCTTGTCGTTGATTGAAAGTGATCTCAATTAGAGTAGGAATGAATCCCTTGACGCTGTTTGAGAATACTGATCCATTACATGCCAAGCATGCATTCTGATCAATAGCATCTTGAATCATGTCTGGAATCTCTTTGCGTTTACTACGCAAAAAGTCATCTGCATTCAATGATGAATTCTTGACAATGCATGTCTCGGGTGAAATGTTCCAACCAATGATAATAGATGGATATAGAGATGTTGCATCGAAACTCACAACATTTTTATATAGACCGGGAATCACATCCTTAACATAGGCACCAATAAACTGATCGTCCTTGGCATACTTTGTCTTTAATGGTGGAACAATGTTTTGCTTGGCAAGATAGTCACAACAAATGGTTTCCCAAATACGTGTGGCGAAGAAGACGGTATCAAAGGTGATCTTGGCTTCATATGCAATCGAAACTGCAAGATCAATTAACTTTAATTTATCCTCAAGTCGCTCAACCAAGACCACGTCTTGGACATTGTACTCAGCAAACTTTTGAAAGTTTTGCGTATAAAACTCACGCAACGACCCATATTCGGTATAGTCCAGTTTTTGTTCATCTAGTTCTACCTTTGCTATATTATTTAGGGCATAACTTTCTTGGTTGGTTCCAGAAAACTTCTTATATAGATCCATGTAATCCAGAATGGTGTATCCTGGAAACTCATATAAAGTATAGTCTTTACCACCAATATTGGTAATACGCATCTTCATGAAGCCAAAGGGCATCCATGCCTGAATCTCCTTTTCTTCAAAGAAGAGTTTGGCACGACCAATGATATAGGGCATATCAAAGAGTTTGATGTTCCATCCTGTCAAAATATCTGCATCACATTGACGAAGAATGTCAAAGATCTTCTTAATCAATTCCCTTTCAGATGCAACAAGAACAACTCGACAATCCGGAAGGTTGAGGGGTTTCATGGTGATAACATAATTGACACCAGAGATACGAATCGTCACCAAGTTAATGCGTTCATTTGGCGCATCAAGATTGGGAAACCCCCCTTCCGTCTCACATTCAAGGTCCAAGTAGGCTACTTTGATCTTGGAAAGATCGTATTCCACCTCAGACGGATAAGTCTCCATGATATATTGAGTGATGAAATCAGTGTTTCCATAAATTGGACAATCTTCTAGTTCTCTGTATTGATCAAGAAATTCACGAGCCTCATACAAATTCTCAAACTTAATACGACCAACATTTACCCCGGTTAGAGTCTTATACTTGCTGGGAGTATCAGTACGCATATACAATGATGGCTTATAAGTAACAGTATCCGTAAAACGAACACCATTGTTATAGCCACGAACAAGAACCTTGTTCCCTTTAAGTGCACATGCTGTATAAAATTTCATTATTTTGTTTCTTTGTCTTCCAACAGTCCCTGAAGTAGAATCATATAATTAATTACATCAAGAATACTGTCTTGAACAGTCTCATTTCCCACTTTTAATTCACCCTTCTTGAGAAAGGTGGAAATACGTGAGATTTTATCTACTACTCGCAACATTAATCCCTCTTCGGCACTTGCAAAGCCAAGAATCTCTCCTCTCTTAAAATTGGCAAACGGATCTGTTCCGGATGCATAATCTGCGGACTTGTGACGCATTATTACTAATGCTCGGCGGCAAATGTCTTCATGTAGCTGAAATAATTCATCTTTTGTCATGGAACTAGTATAGCACCAATTATGCACGTGTCAAGAATATAAATATTAATGCACCCCAATGGAGTTCCCCTATGTTAATAGCCCTGATTGATTATACAAAGTTTTTAGAGTCTATTTCAATCATGGTTGTAGGTGGACTGGGAATTGGTTTAGGGGTTTTAAAATTTATTCAAAATAGATCTAAAGTTGATAACTTTATTGCAATTCATACAGAAATTCATGAATTGTTAACAGAATTAAGAATCACAACAAAGGCACTTAGAGCAACTATTTTACAATTCCATAATGGTGATTATACTATGGATGGAATTAGTATGCGTAAATTTTCTGTAACACATGAATCTACACATAAAGGATTTACTTCTCAAGTTATAAAACTTAAAGCAAGTTTGTGTTCCATGTTTATTCCTCTCTTGGTTCATGTAATTGATAATAAAAGTTTGATTTATCCAACAAGGGCTTTACAAGAAAGTTATGTTAAAGGTTTCTTTGAAGATGAAAGTATTGTGAATTATGCCTGTCTTCCAATCAAAAATAAAGGAACCAATGTTGGATTTGTTTTGCTTCAGTGGGACGAAGGTTATACACCGGCAATCGAAGAACAAGATATTATAATGAAACATTTTAAAGCCATTAAAGAATCGATTGAAATTCAACTTTCACATCAAAAGAACTGAGGTATATTATGACTGAACAACTTATATCATTAATCGGTGGAACTGCTACTGGATTTCTTTTTAAGTACTGGGCTCAACGGGCTCAAGACCAAAAAGAACTATTTCAGCAAATGCTCCAAGCAAATACTCAAACTACTGAAAATCAAGATAAGGCTGTCCAAAGAGTACCAATTGATGTTGGCAAGAATGTTCGCCGTCTTATTGTTCTTTCATGCCTCTTTGCAGTTGTGGCTGCTCCGTTTGTCTTACCGTTCTTTGGCATTCCTACCTTTGTAGAAATTTCACAGAAACAACCTGATGCTATCTTTGGAATGATTCCTGAGACCACCCGTAAATACTTTATTGAAATTCCAGGATATTTCTTGGCTGAAGAAAATCGTCAAGTTCTACTTGCGGTTGTTGGATTCTACTTCGGTTCAGCAGCAGGGAGCAACAAATGAAATACTTACTTCCAATTATTCTCTTTCTCGCCTCATGCACTAGTCCTGAATTTGTAACATTAAAGACAAAGACTGGTGAACATATTCACACAGTCTCTGAAAATTCTTTTTTTAATACTCCAGACAAGGCATCAGAATGGGCATTCTGGTATTTTCCTGTTATTGCCTTTGCATTGTGGATGGTTTGGAAAGAATTTAAATCAGTAAAATTTCCTAAAAAGAAATCAACTGATTCCAGTACTACCGAACCCACCGATACGGTCTGATTTGAGACTCGGTTCTGTATAAATTTCCATAAGCGTTGGTTGTTCATACTTCACTAGTTCACCCTGTGCAATTCTATCTCTATTATAGATTCTAACAGGATCTGTGCTAGTATTGATCATGATAAGTTTGGTCTCATATGTGTAATCTTCATCTACTACACCTTCACAATTTGCAAGCGTAAGACCGTATTTAAGAGCCATTCCTGATCTAGGGTGTATTCGGACAGAATATCCTTGGGGCACGTTAAAAGTCAAGCCTGTACGAATTAGAGCCCTTTCAGAAGGCATCAGAGTAATGTAATCTTGACCCTTTTCTCCATCATGGTCTGGAAGAAACAAATTTTCCTTTTTTCCATCATAAATTTTTACTTTTTCATTTGCTGGAATATATGCGGCAAGGTCAAAACACGCAGCCATTTTGGTCTGAAAGTTTGGATCTGGAATATTTGGAGAAACTTTGAAGTAGTCTAAGAACATGCGAGTATTATATCATACAATATTCAGATGTCAAACATCTATTGCACCTTGAAACTCATCAAGTGTTTTGAGATAATCATATGCAGACTTAAATGGGTTTGCAGTATCCAAGACACTATTGGCAAAATAAGTGTCCCATGCTTCACCCGAAACACTATATCCTTTTGCATAGACATTTCGTTTACCATCTTGTTTAGTTTGTTCATTTAGATAGAGCAATACACTAATTTGTGTATTTGTATTTTTATAAATTTCAACATTATTTACAACCCAATAGTTTGCTTCATATCCATTATCTAAAGTTATTGATTTTTCAAGTGCCATATTATTTCCTTTTATTAAGTTATTTCAAGTACAGAAACCAAGGTATGAAAATATCCTGTTAAACCTGATGTTGCTCTGAGCGTGTTACCAGATTCTAAAACCAATGGAGCATCCAATACCTGTAATGATGTTCCTGGATTAATGTAGACATTACTTATAACTGAATAAGCAGTCGATCCCTTTAACATTTCTACAGTTATTGTTGTTGATGCATTTGCATTAACATTGCTAACATTAACAGCATTTACTAATGCGGTTCCAGTAACACCTGCATAAATTGAAGTTGCTGCTGTAGTACCTAAAATTGTTCCAAAACTTTTATATGTTTCTGGCATGTGATTGTCCTATGTTATTTATGGAATCGGTGGTGGGATATATGGTGGAGTTGGAACAGGCGGTGCGGGTGGTGTTGGGATTGGAATTCCAAAATAATTATATGCTTCTTCTTCGGTATCAAACCAATACCATCCTTCAACAGGATAAGTATAGGTATCTTTTTGTGCTTTGTATAGAGTGTATGAACCACCCAAAACAAAATTAGGTCCATTTAAAACCATACCGGAATCATTTTTAAAAAATCCTGAAGTATCCATAATTTATCCTGTTACAGTCCATCCTTTATTGGTGGCAATAGAGGGAGTATCGGTTGCAGCTCCCCAGTTTCCTGTTATGGTAATAGTTTTAGCTCCGGCTCCACTGGCTCCTACAGTAGCCAGACTTGTATATAAAGAATTTAAAGCAGTGCTACCCATTTGACAGTTTGTAAAATTTACATTTTGTCCAATTCCCGTAATACCACAACTTTGTAATGAACTTAAATTATTAAAAGCTGGCATAACCGCACCAGAACTTACACCCATTGTTGGAATAATTTTTAAAGCTTGACAAGATGTAAACATATTAGTTAGTGTTGGAGCACCGGTTAAGGTTAATCCTGTAAATGTTCTAAGTGATCCAGCCAGTTCTGCAAAACTTGTAAAGTTAGTTCCTGCACTTGTATTAATAGCTGGCAAAGTCTGTAATGATAAAGTATAATAAAACATTTGTGTAAAATTTTGCCCTAATGAAGTATTGAAATTAGGAATTGATACTAATGCGCTAGCAAAACTAAACATATAACTAAAATCTGTTACTTTGGACGTATCAAACAAAGGAAGAGTTTTTAAAGATGAACAACCAGTAAACATTTCCGAACAGGTTGTAGCATTAGAAGTATTTGTTATTATAGGTGCTTCCACCAATGACGGACAACCAATAAAAAGTTGACCTATATTTGTTAAAGATGAACTAGTTGTTAGAGTTCCAATTTTTTTAATACCTCTACAATTTCCAAACATATAACTTATGTTTGTTGCTACTGGTAAATTAAATGGAGGAGCTTCAACAAGATTATAACAATTATAAAACATCAAATAGGTAGTAGTGGCTTTATTTAAATTGTAAGGAGGACAATATCTAACAGTAGTGCAACCATAGGCAAAAATATCAAAACTTGTTCCATTAGAGGTATCCATCCATGGAAGATATGGAAGAGAACCACAATTATAGAACATATATCCAAAAGTAGTACACTTTGATGTATTCAAAATTTGAGGAATTTTTCTTAAAGAAAAACAATGGTAGAACATTCCATATACATTCGTAACATTCTCTGTTGGTGTATTTACTACTTCTTGTAATGAATAGCACCACCAAAAAAATAAATTATAGCTGGATACAGTACTTGTTCCAATCCAGTTAAATCGTTCTAAAATACCATGTTGAACATAACCAGCACCATTTCCACTGAAAGCTACAGATGTTACATTTGGTGCAGACATCAATACGTCTAAAAATCCAGATGAATATTGATTTGTTACTACACATGAAGGATGTTGATGATCACGAAAATTAAAACCAGTAATAGTTGCACCACCGGTTGTTGGTGTTATCGTAATCATAGCCATTCGATAACCTCTACTGCTTGGCGTAGGATTAACGACACCAACAGTAGCATAATCATAATTTCTTGAAGCAACATTTCCACTTGTATAGGAAGTAGTCGTTCCATCTCCCCAATCAACTGTATATGTGCCAGTATTTGTTGTAATTCTAAATGATACAAAGTTAGTACCAGTATCAAATACTGCATGTAGAATACAAATCTTTTGATCTCCTACATTTACTGTAGGCATTGCAAGCCAATCAGAAGGTCTTACATATGGATCAGTAGTAAAATAAGATTTTAATCCAGTATTTTTATTATTGTTTAATACACCATTTGATCCATTATTTAAATTATTAGTTCCAATCACACCATTATTTGTACGGTTACTTCTGCTCTTCATAAAAACCAACTCCTAGCATTACTAGTAAGTATATAGCCATTTGCTTGAACATTATTGGTAAAGGTAATACCACCAGCAGCACATACACCCACAGTACTAAACAATGCACCATTTTGGTCGATACCGGCAACCATGTTGGTTGTAGTGAAAGTATTCGTTAACTGTGTACCATCACTTGTTTGTTTATATGCTGCTAATATTGGTACCGATTGTGTTGGTGCTGCATTTAATCTTAAAGGTGGACGACCCGCCTGGTAATTATAAGAATTTTGAAAAGTTGAATATCCATATACAGTGAATTGTTCACCACAAGGAGAATAGAAAAATGCTCCACTTGCAGCTGAAAGAGCACTGCCACCAATTTGAAAATTGCCGTCTCTTATCCAAAGACCACCATTAGAACATGATGTTTGTGGAACAAATACCATGAATGTAGTACCACTTGGACTACCAAATGTAAATCCACCAGAAGCACTAATACCTTTTGATGCACTCAATAATCCAGTAAAGGTAGCAGTGACACCAGTGATAGGTCCTGCAAAATTATTTGTATAACCATCGGACTGTGAGTTAATACCATTGTTAAAAACATGTTGAGCACCACTATATACGGATGTTTGATTTACCGAAAATTGCTCACCACCAGATGCATGAAACATAATTGAACTACCAATATCACTCGTTGGTGTTGCTAGATGTAGATTAGCACCATAAAGATCTAGACCATCATTCCAAATCCCCTTTGCTGTTATAGCAACGCCACCAGCTTCATCAAGACCTAATCCATAAATTCCTCTTTCAAACTGCAATCCTAATGCTTGTTGATTACCATTAAAATATGCATCAAAACCTACTGTTGCACCTGATAGAGTTAGTATATCTGTAATTTGACCAAGATTTCCTACAGTAAGACCAAAATAATTATTTGCAGTAACACCAGAACCATAACGAAACTGAATATTTCCTGTGGTTCCTGCATAGGTGGTTACGGAACCTGTTGCACCATTGACCGAAGTAACAATATTTGGTGCAGAGATGTTACCACTAAAGGTTGCTCCACTTGCACTAATGCCTGCAGAGAACGATTGTAGCGCACTAAAAGATTGCGTTATACCAAGACCAGCAATAGTAGTTGAAGTAGTGGGAAAGGTAACAACAGCAGAACCCGAACCAGCAATGGTTACATCTCCACCAGTAATACCCAGTTTTCTAACTGTAGTACCACCTGAGATGTCAAATCCATCTGCATTGTTTGTGATATCAAGATTGACTGATGATTGCTTTGCCATATGTACTACCTATATTTATAGTCCGTATCGACCACGAAGGGCATTATAGTTTTCTGTGATTTCTGCTGCAGAAAGTACTCGGTTATAGATTGCGATTTGCGAAATGTTTCCAGCCATACATTGAGAAGAATTTCCATCTGTTGTCACTTGTATATTTTGATTTTCATGCTTTACTCTTGTTGTTAAAACAGGACTGCCATTAATATAAATTATTGCATTATTTGAAGGAGTTCCAATAGTTTGAGTAAAACTCATGGCAACATATTTCCAAGTATTATTTCCTACAGTAACTCCTGTGTTTCTATCACCACCACCACTACCCCAATCATATGTTACCAATAAATTATCCCTAACAAATAAACCCCAAGCAAATTGTTTTGTAATTATTCCGTTATATCCAGAATTATCACTAGTTGCATTAATCCAAGCAGAAATAGTTCCAACTGTAATCTGAAGACTTGCTGCATTTCCACAATCAACCTTATCATTAGTACCATCAAAAACTATAGTCCCACCATTTGCACTACTGTAAGTAGGCCCATTTACTAATGTTCCATTATTACCATTACCACTCAAATCAGTCCAAACAGTTCCTGTGCCAGGATAACTTGCAGCATTTCCTGCATCAAGGTGTAAAACTAAACCCGATGAAACAATACCAGTAGCAACATTAGTAATGGTACTCACACCCGTCATTGAAGATATTCCTGTAAAAGAACTCATGCGATTGTTATATTTCCTACTGAACTAACAATATTCCATTCATTGTCTGCAACACAGCAAATTAATTCAACAGCATCTCTTGCCAAGGTACTTTGAATATATCCACTAACACCTACTGTAGTATCAATATTTCCGAAGTGAATTACTTCAGATGCATTTTGTGCAATCTTCCATCCACTCGCAGTCATTCCACTTACACGCAGTACAGAACCAACGGCTGCGGTAGTTGGAAGAGTGAGTGTAAGAAGAGTTGACTTGTTTGTAAAATAACCTTTGTTGATTACTGCGGTTTGATCAGCAGTAATGACTGACCATGGAACTGCATCGGCAAGCACAGCACCTGTGAGTCCATTGAAAGTCTGAACACCTGTATTGGTAATAGTAACTGAACCAGTAGATCCAGAAACAGAAATATAAGTGCTACCTGAAAGTGAGGATACAAGACCACTCGTAAGTGCAACAGTACCAGACGCATCAGGGAATGTGATTGTACGATCTGCTGTTGGGTCTACTACAGTTAATGTTGTTTCATTAGCATTATCTGATGCACCTTCAAACACTATATTAACAGAGTTATTAGTTTCTCCATCTGCTGACTTAGTACCCAAGTACAAATCACCACCAGCAATTTGAACTTGACCGACCGTACGATCGTTAGTGACAATCAATGATGTGATTGATCCAAAACCGAATGTAGTTGTAGTAGGTTGTAACAGAACATTACCGTGTGGCTGAAGTGCAAGATAATTTGTTGTTCCACTATTTGTTTGAATAGTATTATTTGTATTACCTAAAGTAAGCGTAGAATTTCTAATAGATGCAGTACCCGAAGTACCACCCATTGTCAAAGTAGTAGCAGCACCACCTAAATTCAATGTAGTTGCAGTTGTGTTTACGAGAGCAAATGAGGTACTTGCAGTTGTTATACTGGTTGTTATAGTTGGGCTTGTATTAAATACTAATACACCACCACCACCAGTTTCATTGGAAATAATCGAAGCAAGTTGTGCTGATGTAGTTGATGCAAACTGTGCTAAAGTATCAGTTGTACGAGCAATATTTATAACAGTACCAGTCAATCCATTGACTGTTGATACACCTGTTACGGCACCTGTGAGTCCATTGAAAAAACTTACATAATCTCCAACTGGACCAGTGACACCTTGAATACCTTGAGGACCAGTGCCACCAGTGTTACCAGTTACACCTTGAATACCTTGAGGACCAGTGCCACCAGTGTTACCAGTTACACCTTGAATACCTTGAGGACCAGTACCACCAGTATTACCAGTTACACCTTGAATACCTTGAGAACCAGTTGCACCAGTTACACCTTGAATACCTTGAATACCTTGAGGACCAGTGCCACCAGTGTTACCAGTTACACCTTGAATACCTTGAGGACCAGTGCCACCAGTGTTACCAGTTACACCTTGAATACCTTGAGGACCAGTACCACCAGTATTACCAGTTACACCTTGAATACCTTGAGAACCAGTTGCACCAGTTACACCTTGAATACCTTGAATACCTTGAGGACCAGTTGCACCAGTTACACCTTGAGAACCAGTGCCACCAGTATTACCAGTTACACCTTGAATACCTTGAGGACCAGTACCACCAGTAGTACCATTGGTTCCAGTATTACCAGTGTTTCCTTGTGGACCAGTAGCACCAGTGTTTCCTTGTGGTCCCGTTGCTCCAGTGTTACCACTTTCTAATGTAGAATACACAATCCACGAATAACCATTCCATTGCCATGTAGTACCATTAAATGAATATAGTTGTCCTACAGTTAGTGGTGGGTTTGGAAAGTCAATTGGCATATGTTAATATTTTTCTGATGTTATTTACCAGAA